AAGCGCAAATGCCGGGCCATAAACCCGCCAGGCCAGCCGCAAGGATTCCGCACAGGCCGCGCCGATACCGGGATCGCAGGTTGTTTGCAGTTCTTCGTGCATCGCCGCCACCCTCAAATCAGCGCCGCATAGACGCCGAACCGCGTTCCGTGCGATTCGTCGGGGAGGAACAAATCCAACAGGCCGGCAATGGCCGCTTGATGTGCGTCTTGATGGTGTGCCTCGTATTGATCGGCCGCGTTCGCCGCCGCTTCTTCGCCCGTGGTGCGCCGCTGGAGGCTGGTTAGGGTCTTCATCGTCGCCGCCTTGGCATGGCTGTAAACCGCCTCGAAGTACAACACCTGGGAAAGCGGTTCATCGCCGATAGTGTCTTCCTCGTGTGCGCCGATGTACTCCTCCAGATCAGAATAGCCGGCCACCTTGGCGGCAACCACCGCCGCCCGCAAAGCCTTATTGCTCGCGAGCATCGCGGCAATCAACACCTCGCGGATGAACGCCTCCCGGGTGTCGAGCGAAACCCGGTAACCCTCCACAAACCGCCGGACCGGAACCGACGGCCAAAAACCATCATTGCCGAGTTCCTGGTCAATGAACGGGGTTGGCGCGGGGTCGGGTGCTGGTTCGGCCATGGTTCACCAAATTAGGGCCGGTGCGTGACGGGATCATTCAGCGGGAGGGCTTTCGCCGCCGCCGTCTTCCCCCGCCCGCCCGGCTTCGGGGGGTCGGTTTGCTGCTGCCAGTCGGTCCCTGGCATCGCAGAGCATGTTATGAACGCCTGCGCCGGTCGGGTTCACCGCCTGCGCCTTCTCGCAATATTCAACAACGGTTTTCCAGTCCTCAACCCGCTTGGCTTGCTTGGCGGCCATGGCGTAGCACATGGACGCAAGCAATTGATGCACGGGCCATTCGTGCGCCTCCATCGCGGAAATCAACTGTTCAAGGTAGGGCGACGTGGACCGCTTCGCCTTCATTTCCGCGTTTGCCCAGTCGTAAACAGACTGGATCAGGAACGGGGCAAGTTCCCGCCGCTTGAAACTGGAGGGCAATTTCTGTTGCCCCGTCTTGATGAGGTACAACCCGAGGTTTAGCCCCTCTTCAATCTGCCCGGTATCAAACAGCCAGATCATGGCTTGCACGGCTACGCTGTTCGGGTAGCGGTTCCCGTCTTCCACATACTGCCGAACCCAGGGCAGGACATCGGCCAGGGCCTGTTTCTTGGCGGTTTCCCGTTCGGGAGTCATCGCCGGAAACGCCTTCATCGCTTCGATTGCCACCGCGACCGAGGCTTGATAGTCCTCCAGCCGGCCGCGGACGCGCTTACCCGCGCCCACCGTCCGCACTCTCGCCGGGGCCTGTGCCCCGGCGGAGGCTTGCTGCTGTTTCAGGCGATCTAAAGGGTTCACGGGCCGGCCGGCGGAGCTTCGTAGAACGTAACGCCGTCCACCAGGGCCGCGCCGCGGTAGTCGCCGACGGCATAGCATTCATTCCGGCTGTTCCAGTCCGCGAAAGCATTCATTTCCGGCTTGTCTTCGACTTTCCGGCGGATGCTGGAGGGTTGGTAGTACAAATGCAGGTTTCGGAGTTCCGTTACCAGCACCACGCCATCTGGCAAGAACGGCGGGGAGTACGCCGGCATCAAGCCGAACGTCCGAACGAGCCGACCATCTGCCGTCATCGTCGCCTTATCCAGCGCCCGGCGGCCGTTTTCCTTCAAGAACTGCTGTTCTTCCCAACTAACCAGGTTTTGACTGACGACGGCTACCAAATCCGGAGAGCCCCGGAAAATCGGATGCACAAGGGCTTTGGCCGTCGCTACCAGATAATCCAGGTTCGGGTAGTCCTCGCTGCCGAGTTCCACATGATTTGTGGTTACGCCCTGCGTAACGGTCGTCCCCGCCACGTAATAGGTGGCGAAATCGCGGATCAATTGGAGCCAGCCGGGGAGAACGTCCTCGCCGTTCGGGTTGGTCGTCGCGTCCGTGTCATCCTCGGCCGATTCACCGTAGAAACCGACGCGCAAACGGTCGTTTGCGATGGCGCGCCGCACGGCTTGCCCCCAAAGTTCATAGAAATTGGGGAACATCGCCCAGGAATCGATTTGGCCGTAATCGATTTTCACGTCATTGTTGACCGCGGCCATGTCGTACACGTTTTTCGTGAGGCCATGAATCGCGGTCGGAGCCCGGCGGCCGGTGCTGGAGGTATCGGTCCGGCTTGCGGACAGGGCCGCACTGCCCAAATAAATAACGTCCCCCTTCATTTCCGTTTTCGGGAGAATCGATACCTGCCCCAGGAACGGTGCGCCGTCCTCCTGCATAAGTGGGAGGATTTCTTGCGCTCGCGCCGGATCGACGCTGAACACTTCGGCCGCGGACGGAACGCCATGGAACGCCGCGAGGCCGGCCATGAATTCCAGGGTTTTGGCCCGCCCGTGGGCGGAAAGAATATGTGCCATGGTCTTTATCTCGCTGTCGGGTGATGAGGGGGCGGGTTACAGGAACGCCCGAGCGCCGCCGGTCGGTTGCGGTTCCGGGGGCTTCGTGCCTTTCGGGTCGGGGGTATTGATGGCCGCTTGGAAGTCTTCCCGGAGGGCGGATACCAGGCCGTTCAGTTCCGACAGCGCCGCGCCGAAGCCTTCGACCGCATCCACCCGCGCCGCCAGCTTGGCGAATCGCCCCTCGGTTTCGTCGTCGTCGCCATCGCCCGGCGGGTTTTTCGGATCGGGAGCGGGGCCGGGAATCTTCGCTTCAATGGCATCGAGCCGGGCCAGGAGGGTGTTGAGTTCTTCGGGTTTCATGTCCGCCTCGTTCGTGGGGGTTGGCTTCCGGCCGAACCAGCGGCCGAAGAGGTTGGATTGTTCAGGGCCTTGCAGAATGCCCAGGGTGAGGGTCACCGCGTCGCCAATCAGGATCGGTGCCTCCTGCGCGGAAAACCGAATTTCCGTGGTCCGGGTGCTTGCGGGGCTGTCGGTCGGAGCGCAACCAATCAGATAGAACTTGCCCCGTTCCGGAAAGTCCGGCCGGAGTTCCATGGACGTGAATAAATACTGCCCATTGCGGTTGGCAAAGATATAGTTTTCGTTGGGGGCAATAATCGCTTGGAGGCTTGTGCTTCCGTCCTTATTCGCCACGGCCCGTAACTGGTCAATCTTGCCGAAGTTCGGAGAGAAATAACGATCATGGTCGGGGAACATCAACGCCGCGTAAAACTCAGAATCATAGGTTTCGGCCGCCGACTTCAAAGCCTCCGCTGAAATCATCCGCCCGTCTACCGTGGGGCCGGAAGAGCCGATGGTTTGCCAATCGGTTTTGAGTTTCGATAATGCCATCTTAAAGCCTTGTGCCTGGTTGCGCCCTGACGAAGTAGGGGCAAACGGTAAGCAGTCGCTTTCGGTTTTTCAAGGGGTTTTTATTCTGGTTTTTCTGTTTTCTCTATTCTAGGAATATCAAGTATCAGTGCGGGGTTTCTTCGCAGGGATTGCATCGGCAGAATACCGCCCATGTCAACGAGAAACCCACGCCTCCAACACACCAAAGAAAAACGCGCCGCCGCCGGATTGCTCGCCCGGAGGGGAATCGACGCCCACGCGATAGCCGAGGAATTGGCCGTTCCAGTGCGGACGGTCTACCACTGGAAGCGGAACGATAAATGGGATTTGGAAACGCCGGCCGGGGGGGTTGAAGACCTCGTAAACCGCCGCATCGCGGAACTATTGGCGAACACGGCAAAGACAGCGGCGGAGCTTTCAGAGCTTGGCTTGCTCATGGACAAGGCCGGGGACTTGGCGGAAAAGCTCGCAAATGCCAGGTTGACGCGATCCAGGGTCAAGCCGCCAGGTTCCGAGCGCCGCAAAGAGAAGCGGGAGCCATCGCAGAGGAAACCGAAAAACGATATTTCGGCAGTGACGGCGGAACAGTTACAAGAAATCCGCGAGCGGGTGTTTTTCAGCTTCGGGTATCAACGGGGATGGTGGGAAGCGAAGCATGACAAGAAACTCGGGAAATACCGATTCATCCTGAAAGCCCGCCAGATCGGGGCCACCTACTATTTTGCTTGGGAAGCCCTGGAGGATGCCATCAAAACCGGGGAAAACCAGATTTTCCTTTCGGCTTCGTTGGCTCAATCCGAGGTTTTCAAAAACTACATTTTGCAGTTTGCCCGCGAGTTTCTCGGGATCGAATTGAAGGGGCAAAAGTTCATCACGCTGTCGAACGGGGCAGAGCTTCGATTCGTGTCAACCAACGCCGCCACCGCCGCGAGTTATCACGGGCATTTGTACATTGATGAGGTTTTCTGGATTCCCAATTTCAAAAAAGTTTGGGACCAAGCAACCGGCATGGCTTCTCACAAGAAATGGCGAACAACGGTTTTTTCGGTCCCCTCCGCCAAGAGCCACCCGGCATACTCGCTTTGGAGCGGGGCCGATTGGTGCCAGGGCCGGAAAGAAAAGCATCATTTCACACTGGACCTTCCGGCCGCGGAGGTTCATGAAAAACTCAAGGGCGGTTGGTTGGCCCCGGACAGATGGTGGCGGCAGATCGTCACGGTTGAAGACGCCGAGGCCGCCGGCTGCGACCTCTTCGATATCGAAGACCTCCGGGAGCGTAACCGGGCGGATGCTTTCGAGAACAAGTATTTATGCCGGTTCATTGATGACGCCCGGAGCGCATTCGCGCTGTCGCTGCTGTTGGATTGTGGGGTTAATGTCGGAGATTGGCGAGACTTCAAGCCCGACGCCGCCCGGCCATTCGGAAACAAGCCGGTTGCCATCGGCTACGATCCATCACGGACCGGGGATACTGCCTCCATCGCGGTTTTGGCCGTGCCCTTGAATTTCACGGATAAATGGAGGGTGTTGGAAACGCTGAACCTCCGCCGGGTTTCCCATCAATACCAAGCCGCCCGAATCAAGGAACTCCGGGATAAATACAACGTGGTCCATATTGGCATTGACGTATCCGGCGAGGGACGCGGGGTTTGGCCTTACCTGGAAGATATCCCCGTTGCATACCCCATTACCTACAACATTGGGGTAAAAACCGACCTCGTAACAAAAGCCCTTGATGTGATCCAGCCGCCCGCCCGTCTGGAATTCGACGAAACCGATACGGGGATTGTTCAATCATTCCTCCAAATCCGGAAAACAATCACAGAATCAACCGCTCAAATAACCTATACATCCGCCCGGAGTAACACGGCCGGCCATGCCGATATTGCCTGGGCCATCATGCACGCGCTGATTTACGAGCCGATCAATGGGCAGGCTCGGAAAGCTACTGTTGTTTTTTCCGATTGAAGCCATGGCCGGGAAATACAACACGATCCTGGTTGATCCTCCATGGCCGCAAGTCATGGCGGGGA